GAGGTACCAGAAATAGCTTCTACTAAAGAATTAAAAACGCTAGTAGCTGTATTAACATTTAGAGAGTTTAAAGAATTATTTAAAGCGTCATCAATGCCGTCTACAAGAGTTGTAGCACCTGTTAAAGCGTTAGAGAAGTCATAACTATTTAGTTTAGCATTAAGCTGAGTTTTAACTGCTTCAAGCTTATCTGTAGCCTCAGTAAGTTTAGTTTGTACCTCGTAATCTCCTAGAGTGGAGTTTAAGGTATTTTGTATATTTGCAATATCTGCAGCTGCTTCCTCTAAATTAGTAGTAAAAGACACACCTGCAAGACTATTATTTAAAGTAGTATCGATGCTGGCAATAGCTGCTTGAGCCTCTCCAGTTTTTACAGAGAAATCTACTGAATCTAGAGCACTATTTACCGAGTCTACAGAAGCATTTATAGCCCCTATCGCAATAGCAGTACTAGTTTCTAATACTACACCACCTAAGGTATCTTTTACTTCTTGAATCGAAGATTCAACATTTTCAATCATTGTCTCGGCTGAGATACTTAAATCAACATTAGAAATAGTACTGTCTAATAGGTTGACGGCAGCATTAATAACTTTAACCATATTATCTGCCGCAGCACTTAAATCTACTTCTTCAATAGTCGAGTTTAGAGTATTTACAGCTAAAGTAATTGCATCTACTGCCTCAGTGGCTGCAACACCTAAATCTACTGATTTAAGAGTGCTATCAATAGTATTAATAGAAGCAGTTATATTATTAGCAGTACCGGCAGCTGAAATAGAAAGAGATACGTCATTTAGAGTACTGTTAATTACGTTTACCGCGGAGACAATTTGGTCTTTAGCAGTTTGCGCGGAGACCTCAAAATTAATCTCATTCAATAGAGAATCAATAACGTCTACAGACGTATAGAGCGAAGTTAACGCATCAGACGCTTCGAATAAGACAGATAAACTGCCGCCCTCCTCAAGTACTGCATTTATGTTACCAATTCCTTCAGCGTAGAGATTTAAGTTTTCAGGTGCCGTATCAGATAGATTCTGACCAACAGTAGCAAGACCAACATATCCAGCAGTTAATCTATCTAAGTCAGTGCCTACAGCAGCCACAAAAGTTCCAAAACTAGTTGTAGCTGTTTGAATACTGACATCTAAAATATTACCTGCTTCAGTTAAAGTAGTGAGAGCTCCAGTAATTAAACCAAGATTGACATTAAAGTTATCTAACGGCCCACCTGGAGCTGTTAAGATGTCAAAACCATCTGTTTTTAGGGTAGAGAGTAGTGATTCTCTAAATTGAGAAAATATACCACCTTCTCCATAGAATTGAGATAGCCCGTCCACGTCTAGATACTTTACTAAGTCTTCGTTAAAGTTTCTAAAATTATCAGTAAGCCCAACACTAATCTCTTCTAGACCGTCAAAAACAGTTTCTACTGGTGTGAAGAACTCCTCAACCTGAGCCGCTAGAGCCTGTAACTGAGTAAAGGCTGCTGACGCATTTGCAATGGCTTCTTCAATTTTTGCTTCCCGAGCAGCTTCTTCTAAGGTAGCAAAAATAATTTCCGCATTACCGGCTGCTGCCTGAATAAATGCACTACGAAGAGCTGCACCAGACTCTCCGCCGATAGCCTCTAAATTGACTGTAAGAGCTTCTAAATCTTTATTATAGGAAGAGAGAGCTTCGCGTACCTTATTTACAACAGACTCTTCATCAGTACGAACCTGATTAAGATTAAAATTAGACTCAGCTAATAGCTCAGTGATATCTTGTAAATCATTTTGCGCTTGATTAAAGGTTACAACCGCATCTTGAGTTTTTTTGATAATATCACTCTCTTTACGACGAGTATCTATTAAACTACCTGTTAAAGACGCAATAGATGCTTCTACAAACGCTAAATCTTCTATAGCCTGTGTTCTATCTCCCAACAGTTGTTCATATTCAGCTTCAACGTCTACAACGGAACTTAATTCACGCTTTAATGCGCTTTGCTTAGAGGTTAAATCACTAAGCTGTAAGAACCCGCTAAAGTCAAGATTTTCAGCAGAAACAAGACTTGCAATTTCAGCTTCTACAGCAGAAATCTCCTGACGCAGTAGAGAGGAAGATTTACCGCTAAGTTTATTAGTCTTTTCAAACTCTTTTACCGCTTTAGCTGCAACCTCGAAGGCATCTTTAGCTGTATCACGTAAATCATATAGTTCATTACCAGACTCGGCTACCGTAGCTAGCGTATCGTCGTAGATGCCTAATATCTCAGAAGTTTGGTCTGAGATATTACTAGTAAGAGAGATAATCTCTGAGCCTAGATCTTTAATAGTGCTAAGTACCGCATCTTTAGATTGATTAAAGGCATCTGAAATTTGACGTACTGTATCTTCATATGCAACTACTAAATCATAGACGATATCAATAGTTTGGATGGTGGCATCTTGTAAGACATCTAGAGACTGTGCAAACTCCATAATCTTGTCTTCGTTATCACCAAACTCGTTATTAAGAGTGTCAATCGCATCTTTAAAGTTATCTACGATATTCTCACCACGAGTAATACTCTGTAGGTACGAGTTTATACTTTGAGCCGCATTACCGAACTTAGCATCATTCATAGCTGTCATAAGGTCTTGGAGTGGTACAGCACCTATCCCAACTGTTGCAATAATACTAGAGTTGATACGCTCTAGCCCAGCAGCAAAGTTACGAGTCGCTTTAGCAAACTGTTGTAGGGCTTTAGTGCGGTCTTGCTCTCTTAAGATTGCGAGACGTTGTTCTGCCGCAGTTTCTGCAATAGCACTACCATATCCATCAGCGGCAATAACAGCCTTAAGTTGTTCTTTAGTTAGGGTAAGAATGCTTTCCTGAATTGCATATTCGTTAACCTTAATAGCGTCTTGTAAGGCTTGGTTAGCCTCTGCGATTCGTCCTGGTTCTATTTCTGGAACAGCATTAAGCTCTGTTATAATGCCTTTCCAATCCTTAACAGCTTGAGTACCGCCCTCAATCACGTTTTTAAGATTTTTTAACTCTGGTCCAAGCTCAAAGGCTTCTACTGCATCACGAAGTGCTTCCGCAGAGGCAGAGATAAGATTACCGATTTCTGCATTTATACCTGCTCGAATAGCTGCAGCAGTTTCTCCGGCAGTCATACCTAGTTCTGTAAACACAGAACTCATAGCTCGTACACGCGCAACAACGTTGCGTACGGCGATAGCTCCAGCATTTAACTCTTTTGACACGTCTTGTAGGTTTTCGAACATACCTCTAGAAGATTCAATTACACCAACGCTTGCTAGAGCATACTGTTTAAATGAGGTTACTAATCTATCAGTCTGGTCACTGCTTTCTCCAAAGTACTTCACAGTTTCTTCACGAAGCTGATTATAATATGCAGACACATTAGAGGCGTTAGCAGCAGCTACTCTATCTATTTCTGCATAGATGTTAGCAATGTTTGGAACATTTGCAGTAATTTTTGCCAGAGTAGCACTAAACTCTTGAGCAAACTCTAAACCTGCTAAGAATCGTTCTTGAGTCTTTTGATTAATATCTTGGATTTCTGCAAACACATCAAGAGCTTGCTGTAAATCCGCTGCATTAGGTGTGAGAGCATCTACAACAAGACTACGGAAAGTTACTGCACCCGCATCATTACGTTGAATAGTAACTCCTTGAAAAAACTGTTTTACCAGTTCATCAGAAACTGCTTGAGCTTCCTTACCAACATTTTCTAGAGCCTTGAATCCACTCTTAAATGCTAATCCAACTTTTTCAAAATTACCTTTATAGAACCTAACTTGCACGTCAATCTCGTCTGCAAGTCTAATACCGGCAGATTTTAAGCCTGTAATCAGATTACCGAATACCTGTGTAGGAATATCTTCAATAGCTGCAACGTTCTCGGCACTTAAATCACGACTTACTGTTTCTAAGCCTTGATACCCTTCACCGGTTATTTTACCTTTGACATCTGCTGTAGGCTTTGGGCGCTTACCGAATAAAGCACCTATAATTAAGGCCCCAATTGCAGCAAAAATTAATGGAGTAGCAAATGCGGCTATAGCAGTACTACCTACCGTAGTAGAAATAGCAGCAGAAACTTTGGCGACAAAAGCAGTACCCTTAAAAAGAGTAGCAACACCAAACCCGATAGCACCTCCTATAGTACTAGCTAAAGAAGTGTCTCCAGTTAGTTTACCAATAAAGTTACCAATAAAAGCTCCCTGTATCGCAGATAAAGCGACAGAAGCAAAGGTAGACATACTAGCCGCTGGAACAGCAGCTGTAGTAGTTCCCGCAGTAGTACCGGCTACTGTTCCAGCAGCGCTCCCTACCGCGGATGCAGATAGGGTTTCTGCAGTACTAGCTAGTTGAGTAGAAGACTTAGCTAAACTAGCACCGGCATTCTGTAGCCCCACAGAAGACTTAGCAAACTCTCCAAATGAGCGTTTTAAGTCATTTATACCTGTAACCTCAAAGAATACATTTTTAAGCGTATCCATCGAAAATAGATTCTGAATACCTCCAGAACCTCCTAGAGAGGCTAAGCTTGCAATCGTTTTAACAAATGCTTTTAGTTTACCGTTGGCAATATCAGTAATAGCGCCAAGCACTTTTTGAATTTCAGCTAGCTCTTCTTCTTTTGCAATTCGTTCTGTAGTTACTTTTTGTAGCGACGCCTGAAGAACAGCTTGAGACTGGGTTAAGGATGCAAGAGACTGCTCTGTGGCAGCTCTCTGCCCAGAGGCGCGACTTAGTTCTAACGTCGCTTGTTGTTGCTCTTGAAGTTGTTTTAAATAGTTTGTTCCAGCAGAGCGAATATCTTGAGCGTTTGCACCAACTAGTGAGTCGAAATAAGACTGTTGACTTGCTAGCAGTGATTCCGTGGCCGAAGTTACTTTTTCACGAAGTGAAATTTCTTTTTCTAATGCTTCAGAGTACTTATTTTGAACATCAGTTAAATCTTGTGTTTGAGATTCTAAAATATTTTTGAGAAGTGCTTCTTCTTGTAACAGACGATTTACTCCAGCTTGTTTAGAGCTAGTTACTACGGAAGAAATAGTTTTTGTAATTTCTTTTACTAGGTTGAGAATTAAATCAGCTTCTTTACGAGCAAGCTCTTCTCTAGCCTTTAAAATTTCTGCGTTAGCTTGAGCCTCTCTTACCTGTAATTCGTTTAAAGTTTTTTGATACTCGGCAATTTTTTCTTGCCCACCTGCTTTTTCTGCTTCTGCCTGTGCTTGAATTGTTTGACGTCTAATGTCATTTAGAGCATCTAGTTCTGTACGCTGTTTTTGTAAATCGCTTATCTGAGCACTAATATTACCAGACTGTATTTCAAAAGCCTGTTCAATGCCTTTAAACACGGTACCTTCAGGTCCGTATAAATTAATCATAGCAGATTCTAACTTAGTTATTTCGGCAAGAGCTTCTGTAAATACTTTTGTGTCTGGCTTATAATCGACTTTTTTTACCAGAGAAGCATCAACTCCTTGAGCTGTTAGAGCTTGTCTTATTACATCGCTGTAACCCTTTAGAAATTCATTATTTAAGGTTTGAAGATTAGTTAAGTAACTATTATCAGAACGAATTTTAGCTATTTGAGCCTCTAACGCAGCTTTTTGAGTATTAGCTTCTGCACGTTGAATAGTTTTTTGAGTCTCTAAAATTTCACGCTGACGACGTAATTCATCTGCACTCGCATCAAGCTTAGCTTTTTCTAATTTAGCTTGTTCATCAAATATTTGTAGTTCTAGCTCTAATTGTCTTTCAATAGCTGCTATCGAAGCTCCAGAAGATTTTAAGTTTTGTTCTGCAATTTGCTTTTCAACAGCAATAAGCTCTAACTCACGAGAGTAGTTAACCTCTGCCTCTGCTTTTTGTAGTTGAAAGAGTTCTTTTTCTGCTCTAAATACTTCAGCTAGCGCAGCGATACCAAATAAGTCATCTTCTGCAAAAGCCTCTCTAGTAATCTTAGCTTCTTCTACTCTAGCCTGAGCTCGAGTTTGTGCAATGCCAAGCTCTATTCTAGATAGTTCTCTTGCAGTTTGTAGTTGACTTTGTTGTATTTCGAGCTGTTGCTTAGCTGCACTGACTCCACCTTTAGAGGCTTTTGCTTGTTCTAAGGCTTGTTGTGCTTGTAGCTTAGCGATATTAGCTGAGAGCCTATTTTGAGAAAAAGTACTCTCTAAAGACGCTCTTTGAGCCAGCGCTTGCTGGTTTTGTAATCTATTACTGAGTTGTGCTATTGCATTTTGATTTCTGAGTTCTTGAGTTTGTTTACGTAATTCCTCTGTCAAATTAGCTGCTGCAATAGTTTGGTCAACAAATCTTCCAATTGCAGCTTGTAGCGTTTTATTGTAGAGTTCTGCTTCTGCATTGATTGTAGCTCTTAGTTTACGCTCGTCATCAAAGTTTAGCTGTCTTTCTTTTACTAGTGCATTAATAGCCTGCTCATTACCAATAAGTTTAGCAGACTCTGCGGTTCTAAGTAATGTAGTCTCAATAAGCTCATTCTGATTAGCTATTTGTTCTTGTTGATTAGTAACGATCTTACCTTCTATATCAATTATACCCTGAAAGGGGGCAGTATCAATTAAACCAATCTCTTTGCTAAAAGTAGAAGTGATACCTTTATATGTTTTTTCTAAAGCAAGTAGAGATGATTCAATCTCTTTAAATACTCTAATCTCGTCTAATATACTGTTTATGGAGGTGCTAAGTTGTATATTAGCACTTTTGATTTTTAGAATTTCTTCATCGCTCATCTGAGCTAAAGCAGTAGAGTCTCTTAGTAGAGCATTTTGTTTTACAAAAGCCTCATTAGCTATTTGAAGTTGGCTCTCTAAACCGCCAATACTAGAACCAAGTTGTTGTGAGTTAATAGAACCGGCTTTAATAGCCTCATTTAAATCGTTAATAGTACTAACAGATAAAATACCGGCTTCTACTAATCTTCTCTGTTCCGCATTTAAACCAGCCAAAGAAAAGTCTTCTCCTAGCTTCTGAACCTGTTGACCAAACACAGCAAATCGTTCAGAACTTTTTTGAATAACTCCTAGAGTGGTATCAGTAATACTTGTCGCAACTTTTTCTGCAGATAGTCCAGTCTGTGCAGCTAGCTCTCCTATAACTAAATAGTACTCTGCTCCATACTTTTTATACGCATCCGCTATAGCAGTAACTAGAGTTAACTGTTGACGTAACCCATCTAGTTGTGCAGGGTCAGTAGTTTCTGCAATAGTTGCATTTAATTCAGCTATTTTTTCATTTGCAGCACCTAAAAGGTCTATTTCAGCGGCTACTTGATCAGCTACTGTTCCAAAATTTTCAATAAATCCTGAAGCTCTTAGAGCATTTGACTCTGCCGTATCTTCTATCTCTTTTCGTAGTGTTTTTAAGCTATCAGGTAATTTTTCTAAATCTTCTGCAGTGGCACCAAGAGCCTTTAAAGACTCTGTGAGTTTTGCACTACCTCCAGCAGCTGCTGCTGCCGCACCCGTAAAACCTGTTTCTAAGTTTTTTGAGGCTTCAAACAATTTAGAAATTTTTTCGGTTAACCAACCAATAGCGTCTATTCCAAAAACTTGTAATGCAAGTTGCGCTGCAGTAACAACTAGCCCAATAACACCTAACGTCTTAGAAAGTAGGCTAAAGGCGATTGTTAAACCTGAAGCTGCTCCACGTAAAAGATTAGCAGTACCGATAAAAGCTCTGGATTTTACATCAGCTTTTTCCAAGGCTAAGGAGTTAGCTGAGATAGCTGCAGTCAAAGCCTGATATGATTGACTTCCAGTTTTTTTAGTAGCTTCTAAAAACTTCTGCTGTTCTTTATAGGCAAGATTAACTTTATTAAGTTGAGAGATAGTTTGGATAGCTCCACCTCTCTGTAAGTCTAGTGCTTCTTTAAATCTTTTAGCTTGTTCAGCATCCTGACCCTTAAGAGGAGTTGCTCTAATGATGTACCCCCCTTTTTCTCTTTTTTGCCCAACAGTTTCTCTTAAGTTCGATAAAGCAGAAACATCAAATTTATTTTTATCTGCTAAGAACTCAGAAAGCTTAGTTAAATCTTTTAAAGAATCATTAACAAAACCTCCTACAACTTGAGAGCCTTTACTAAATACAAGAGTTAATATCCCACCAAATAGTAATAAAGTATTACCAAAATCATTCTTAAAAAAGTTTACAATAGGTAATAAGACATTAACTAATAACTTAGCTAAGGCTATACCTAACTCTTCTACTTGTACTCTAAGTTGCTCTAGTGACTTTTGAGTAGAAGGAGCTGTAGTGTCAATAGCACCAAATTTACGCAAACCCTCTTCAATAGCTGCGTTAGCAAAAGCCTGACGACGTTGGAACTCATTTAGAGAGTTTGCACTTACTCCAAGTTGTCTAGCGTATTTTTGCACCGCCGGTTCTATACGGGTAAAGATACCAAGTTCGTCTAAGAGTTCTGGTTCTAACTTAGCAACACCTCGAGTAATACGCTGTAAGGAGTCTGTAAAGTCTCTACCAAGTGCGCGAGAAGCTTTTAAAGCTACCGTAGTAAATCCTTCAATCTGACGAGTATTAAAACCCGCACTAAGAGCAATGTTAGCATTTTGAGCGGCCTCAGTAAGAGTAACTTGACCTTCTGTAATATCTTTAATAGATTTAAGAATACGTGGACCACTCTGTCCGATTTCTGCCGCTAGAGTTTTTGTACCTTGAATAATAGCATCTGATTGTGCTGCTTTAGATAATGCAGAGAAAGCCTGTTGTAGAGCAAAGATAGTTGCAGCTGCACCAGCATATGCAGCAACTAAGCCGCCTAATCCTTGAGACTGGGCTGCAAAAGCACGACCCGCGCTGGCCGACGATTGGCCAAGGCGGGTCTGAGATCTGTTAATTCGATCTGTATCTTTGTTGACTTTATCGGCACCAGTACTAGTAAATTGTGTCTGGATTATATTCTTAATTACAGCCAAGTCATCTTCTCACTTTTGCTTTACTTTTTGAAGCTGCTTCTCGCATCTTACTTTGCTGACGATAGTGCTCTTCAAACACTCCATGCGCTACAAGCATTAAGTCTAAAACTTCTTTTCTATCGTCTACCTCATAGATATTCATAAAAGTTTCTAAACATGAATAGTCTTTACCTAACCAAACTCCATTCATACCTTCTATTAAATCGGGAAGTAGATTAAATAGAACAACTGCGGTTTGGCTAGTATACGGTAGCGAGCCGAGGTCTTTAGGAATTTCATCGTCTCTCGGCTCCCAGCCCATTTGTTCACACATAGAGTAGTACTGCTCTTGTGTCATCCCTCCGCCATGAAGTTGATTGCGAAGGAAATCTTTTAGTTTTTTGCGTCTGTCTCTTTACGGTCCTGTTCAAAATTATCAAAATCGTTTAGAGTGTCAGTAATAAATTGGTCAAAAATGGTAGAGTTTTTTAACAAATCAAGAGCATCCTCTGCAGTATATGGAATATCTTGTTTAGCGTCCATCTTTGTCATATCAACTGGAATTAGTTGTCCAAGTCCTTTAACTGTTAGACCGCTCCAACCTTTAATAACAGCATCAGCATAAGCCTCTAAGAATTTATCATTATCGACTTCTTCTTCACGCTGGCGAGTACGTTTATTAAACTTATACACTAAAGCGCTGTTTCTAATCTTAATTAGTCTGTCACGACCTACGTAGCAGACACGAACTTTAAAACCGTCAATATCAGGGAAGTCAACTTCACTGACTTTTTCAGTTACCATTAGATTTTTAATTAAACTCATTGTTTCCTCTCATTCTTTAGAAAAAAGGGTAGCTACCATATCCAACTTGCTATTAGTGAGGGGATATCTAATAGCTTGCTGAGGTAGCTACCCATCTAGATTACGATAAACTACACCCCCTCAAGCGTAGTTTATTTAGTGTTACGAAGCAGCAGATACGAACATTGTTAGCTCGCTACCAGTACCTTTTGAAGCAGTTGGTTCTTGAGCTAGGAATTCAACTGAGATTCCAATAATGTCTTCTACTGTGTGAGTTGGGAAGTTAAACTGCACTGCAGGCATGTAGATAGCTACAGATGGTGCAGAAGCGCCACCAATTCTTAGGTTAGCAGTGCTAACTTGAGCAATACTAGTTCTAGTATCATTAACGATGTTACGTAGGAACTGAGCACTCTCTTCTACTCCTGCACGTAGGTATGCAGTAAAGTTTCCAGTGATAGTTCTTGAACCTGTAAACTGACCGATTGGAGAGTTTAGGGCTGCAAGTTCTTCTGGAGTTAGGTAAGTAAGAGCGTTTGAATATGTAAATCCAAGTCCTGTTACAGGGAAGGTATACGTATTAGCAGCCCCACCTTGAGTAGTGTGTGTTACTTCAATTGAACTGAGACGGTTCTGAATGAATGCACTAGTTACTGTTGCAGAAGCTACGTTATAACTTGCGTAAGAGTGATACTCCGCTTCAGAAGTACTAGCCTCTGCGTTTGAATTAGCAGTTACAGAAGCACCACCATTGAGCACACCTCCAATAACTGAGATTAGCTCATCTCTGTCAGTGCCTGTTAGCTCAACAAAGTCTGTTCCAAATCCACTCCAGCTTGTAGTAGCAATAGAATCGATAGCAGCGTCAATAGATGCTTCGTTTACTGTAGCATTTTTAACTTGATATACTACGTTATCCATTTTAATGTACATATGATATTCAGTAGCACGTGCAAAGTTTGAAGTGTGTCCGCTAACGTCTACACCCGCAGCTCTAGTTGCTAGGTCAAACTGCCCACCATTTTGCCAAGCGCTTTGAAGTGATGAAGAAGTACCTACACCCGCTGCATAAGAAGTGTTTGACATTAGAGCTTGCCATAGGAACCAGTCAGCAAGAGGCTGAGCATTACCAGTAGCATCATTGCTAGCTCCAGCACTGGTGCTAACAAGACCGGTAGGTCTTAGATAGGTTTGGAAACTCCATTCTGTGGGGTTAATTGCAGTATTAAAACGCTGAGTACTACGGTCAGGACTTAATCCACTTTCTAGTGATGTAATGTCCTGAGTAGCTGCAGACTGACTAGCCGCATATCCAGCAAGAACTTCTACTCTCCAAGTATTAGTAGAAGTCATATCTGTAGAATCTATACCACTAGCAGTAATATCTACTGTAGACATATAGACTTCAGAGTTTCTTTGAAGGTTTAGTGATGAAGCCATTTTAGCTTTCTCCTTTAGGATTTAAAAATTTCAAAGCGAGTACTAAGAAATATTTCTGCCATACCATATGGGTGCAGCAAGCCTGAATCTGTTAGTACAGTTAATATATTAACATCAAAAAGCTGTAGATCAGGTGTACCTTTAAAATTATATAAAATGTGCTCTACATCCAAAACCAAATTGTTAATTTGGTCAACTGGGTCGTCACTATTTACATAACATCTTAAGGTAGATTCAATCTTTGCCTCAGTATTATTGTTAGTATTAAATTTTCTTATTTCTCGCCCTGAGGTAATATAGATTGAGGGAAAATCATTAATTTCGTCAAGGTATTTTAAACCTCGATATATGTTATCGCGTAAATCAGTTTTAAAATTATACGCGGTATCGTAAGGTGAAGCTCTACCATCAATTTGTTTTAGAGAGCTAACTATTAAATCATTGATTCGAGTTCTATTAGACATCTTTTTATTTCTTCTTACAGTATACCACGGGTAACAATGTTTGGCAAATTTTATTTTTTAAAGTTCTAATCGTCTAGTTTGAGCTTGCTGTTTAAATTTAGTTTGTATAACTGACCTAATGGAGTCCTCAACTAAATTAGTTACCTGATATCCTGAGCGTTCTAACTTTTGGTAGTAGGGCTCATAAAAGTAGTCTACGGTTCGTTGTCTAAAATTAAAAAACGCTCTAATACTATTTCTAAAAGCTCCTGTACGTTCATAAATTTTAGGTGGTCTAGGCTTACCAGCCCCCCGTCTCATACGTTGTTTTACTTTAGCCTTCACTAATACAGTCACGTCAATAGCAGATTCTTTTTCAATTCTTTCTTCTTTTTCTATTTCGGGGGGTTTAAAAGCCTTAGAAGCGATTTCTACTCTTCCAGCATAGGCTAACACACTACCAGAAGAATATATAATGTCAAATGAAAAGCTTTGATTATTAAATTGTTTTTCTATTGTAGCGAATAGGCTTTGAAGTTTTGATAATGCTTGTGGGTCTGTAGATAGTTCTGCTAATCTCTTTTGAACAATCTCTTCAAAAGTAGAATTGAAATTAGTATAGGCTTGTTTAAAATCAGAGCGCTTAGCGACTTCTGCAAGTGCTTCATTAAGTATACTTTTTGGATAGGCAAATTTTATATCTAACGCTTGACCGTCTCGGGAAAGACTAATACGTGCTGTTCTAAGAATAAACTCTTTTTTGAACTGAAGGGTTGTAATTGCTGATTGTTTAGCATTAATAGTTAGAGGAATAGTTAAGGTCAGAGCCTTAGTAGTTAAGTTTTTAGATATAGCTTGTAATACTTTACGGAGGCTTAAATTTTTTTGCTTACTAGGCGCAGATAAATGTTCTTTTAACAACCCTCGTTTGTCTTTATAGTATCTAAAAAATCTTTCAGAGTCTTCAATAGTTTGAACCTCTTCTTGAATAGCTCCAGTATCTGGATTAACAGAGTATCCAACAGTAAGTTCTTTAGCGCCATCTGCACCAATTCTTATAGGACTACCTAATTCAATAGCTCTTTCTCTTCGAGGGGTTATTTCTCTGGAGTTATTTATAATATACTTTAACAAAGAGGCTTTAACTTCTTGAGTTTCAATACCGCCAGTCACGGTATTAACTTTAATAAGGTCAACTTTCAAGCCTCGACCAGCTACTTCTTGAATTTTACGAGTACCTGTAGCAGATGCAATACCTGCTTCTACTATAGCGTATGATTTAGTAGCTAAAGAACGTATTGCAGTAGAAAGTTCTCTTTTCCCTTCGCTCTCTAATGCGATAGCAGCACTAGATAATCTAGAACTAAAAATACTAGCTAATGCAAAAGGTCTATTGTTTATAATTGCGAAGTTAGATACAGAAAAACTAGGAGAAGCCATTATTCAACTAACCTATAAAGATTAAGGATACGACGTACTTGCGGTGGAAACTCATCGACTCCAAGTTTATAAGAATTAACTGTCTCTCCTTGCATAGTAACTCTGTCACTTCCGGACCGACCTTTATAGATAACTTTAATCATCTCTAAGACAGCTAGTTTTAAATCTGCAGGAATTGTAGTATATCCGCCATTATAGTATACTTTAATACCATTAGGATAATTATAAAACTTAAGTGGTCGGAAGAAACTAAGTTTTGGTGTTCCACCACCATCGCCAGTATTAAAGCTAATTTCTCCTGTAGTTGGGTAGAATGTATACTCATTAACCCGTCTGGACACATCAGGCATTTGAGTAGAGTTGTCTGAGCCATCAAAGCGCATTAACAGTTTTGTATTTTCATTCTGACGAGTTGGATATGTAGGAGCAGTAAAGTTGGCGGTATATTCTGCGATATGACTAATCTTTAAGTCGTCTAAGTATCCAGTTAAATAGTTAGTTGAAATACCTCTTCCAATATAGAGACCTGTATTAAAATTTGGAATAGAGTTTGCGCTGGCAAGAGTTGCAACGCTAGTTCCATTTCGATAGAGTTTAATATTAGAAGAATCCCTAACTAAAGCTAAGTGATAGAACTGATTGGCGCTATAACCTGTATTAGCGCCTTGGCGCGCAACAATGTTTTCAACTCCATCAACAACAGTTACAAACTGAAAGCCTCCGGAATCAAAATCTAAAGATAGCTCCCAGTAGTTATTAGCGCTTCCGCTACTGAGAAGTGTTTGAGTATTAGCACTAACATTATCAAATCTAGCCTGTACCTCAATAGTAAAGGGGTCTACACCTAAATCCCAGTCAGAGTTAGAATCAGTTAAGAGATAGCTAGCTCCATCAAAACGAGCACTAGAGCGATTAAATTTTTTCACACGAGTTTTAAGAAGCGGATTCCCAAAGTTAGAAATAGTGTGAGATTGCCCTTCAATTATGATAGGTTCACCGTTTGTACCAGGTCCACCTAAGATTTGAAAATCTTTACCATCATAGTGAGATACTTCATCTACCCTATTTATGGGCGGGTACGAGACAAAAACTGAAGAGATACCGCCATCAAAGAATTCTACGTAGTTGTTAGAGGCAAAAGTACGACCACAATATGATTCTACTAGTGAAGTGACTTGAGTGGCGATATTAGCTAATCGCCCATCTTCATCTGTATTAATTGTTTTAATAACTAAAAAGTCTTTAATCTCAGCTAGATTTACTAAGTTGGCCATCTATATCCTCCAGAATTTTGGAAATTGAATATGCGGTTAGCCGCACAGGAGAAGAGTTTTTTACCCCTCCAGGAATTGTTTTCCAAGACTCTAATTGTGTTTGCAATTCTGATTGCGCTTTGTGCTGTTCAACATCTTCTAGCGTAAAGTGATGATAGGCCCCATTAAAAGAATTACCCTGAGCTAAGTATTCTCTAAATTCGTTATCAAACGTAAGATACTGTTTTCTAGCAGCTTCGAGAATCATACTTTTAGTTAAAAAATCCATCTGTTATCCCTTTACTATTCCAAAAACTTAAATCATATGGACTTTCACCTTCTTCTATTTTTGGACCTGCATTAAAAGATTCTGAAAGGTCACAAATAAGTCCTGGTAATCCTTCTAAGTAGAATTTAGAGTGCGGCTTAAATGTTTTTTCTGTCAGTTTTTCTAGCCGTAACCAGAAAAAAGTTCCTGCATAGCTAAATCGCTCACCAATATTTTCAGGTAAGTAGTCTTTTCTATCAATTAAGCAAGAACCGTAAACACTATATTTTTTATTCGTAAAAGGTAGTTTAGCGTGTTGGGTTAAGGTGTAATGAAGTAGTACATCTGTCCAGATAGAAGAGGCTTTACCATTGTCAGATTCTGGATGATAGGTAATGCCTTTAGAATGGCAATAGTAGAGCATACCACTTTGATGTTCTTTAAGTAGTTTAGGAAGACTCTGCTCAAAAAAATGACCCGTTTCTCGAAGAGGGTTATTATCTACGGTAATAACTTCATAGCCTAATTTATTTAGGATTGAAGAGACTCTTTCATAGATATCAAGCTCAGTAGTCACTCTAGTAACAGTAGCTATCTTTTTCCCGGTAAAGATTGCGTTATACTTTACAAGTGCTTTTATGACTTTAAGCACTCCAGGATGGTCTAAGCAGTGAATATGACAAATGCAATGTTTTAACATAAAACCTCTGATATGAAATAAGGGGGAGGGCTGTGCCCTCCCCCTCCAACAGCAGACTAATTGTAAAAATTAGTATTATGAGCTTGCAGTTGTGATAAGTGCAGCATATGAGTAACGTGAGCTTAGCGCTGCTTGACTTACAGTAGTAAGAGCCTGGAAGTCCATACGAGTGCTGAGATACATCGCAGTTACTTGTTGCTGTGGTAGATATTCACTTTCGATTTCCATCGCACGACGCTCACCGATAATGAATCCTGGCTTGTAAACTAGAATACCGAGGTTAGAATCGGCAGCTCCAGCAGTATCCATGAACTCAGAGATGAAGATCGGAATACCGTATACAGCACCAACACTACCAGTGAGATAAGTAGCTTGTGCTCCGAACTTATCTACAGTCTGGAAATCAGTGTTAGTAACTAGGTTGTTATATCCTTCTACTGAAGTGATATAAGCTAGGTTGCTTCCAAGAGCAAGTCCATAACGACCTAGAGTAATACGGGCAGCAGCAATATCACCTGGGTCTGCCTTATCAATAGTGGTTCCAGTTTTAGTAACTAGACCACCAACGGCAGCAGCGTGCTCTACAATACCCTTAATAACTGAAGGATAGGCTCCAGCAGCAGTTAGAGTATTTGATGATGAGAAGGCGCTAAGTGAGCCGTTACCACGTAGAAGAGCCTTATCGATTCCACGTGCTAGACGACGAGTAGCCGCTTGGCGTAGGAAGTCGATGAGAGGAAGAATAGTATCTTCTTCTTCGTCTTTGGCAATATGGGTTGAAACCATAAACTTCTTCGGGCTAACAGTAACCGCACCAATTTGAGCTTGACGAGAAGTTGGAACTGTAGTAGTATCAGTGACACCAGTGGCAAATGAACCGCTGGGGAACTGAGCTACGAAGTCACTAGTATCTTCGTCGGCTACTGGAATACGGAAATCTTTTGAGTTAACCTCAATGCGGTTAAACATTGGAGCAACTACGAGTTGCTGTTGCATCTCGTTATAGACGTTAGTGCTGAAGGCTTCGTTTAGGTTGCTGTCAGTAAGAACAGCTTTCATGCGGTCACCAAGCTTAGTGTCAAAGACGTTCCACTTGTTGAGGGCACGGGCTAGGAATACAGCGTTTGACTTCTCAGCATCTGAGAATTGGGCTGCAGTGCGAGTGCTTTCCTGGTAGTGCATTTTGCTACTTTGGAAAGAATTTACCTGCTCGCGATAGGCTTTTAGCTGACCTTTTAGCTCAGCAAGCTCCTCCATGACACGAGTGTCTGGAGCGCTATTGGTTTCTTGCGCACGGTACTCAGCAGCTTCTGCTTTAAGTACGGCCTCACCAGTTTTTTCAACTAGTTGAGCAACACGTGGCTCTGATACTTGAGCTGGCGCTGCTTTAGTAGTTACTTCGGCAGTAGAAGCTTTCGTATCAAGTTTAATTGGTTCACCTACGTTTTCAGTAGTCATAGTTCTTTTCTCCTCTAGAGTTTTGTGTATATTATGGCCATATACTTTTAACATAAGATCTCTGCTGCTTTCCGGTGGGAGCTGCTTTAGAGTCTCAACAACCATACAAATTTTATGTGCTAAACTGAAATGAGAATTATTCCACTCAGTATAACTTAAACTTACAAGATTAATAGAGTCATTTAAGGCTCGTTGTAGTTTTTTACTAGTAGCAACTTCGGGAGTAGACTTAACTTGAAGGAGCGATAACTCATCTAAATTAACGATACTCTTGAATTTACTAATAATATGAACTTGTTCTTCTTCGGTAAAGGTTTTATCTGTGTTGATATAAAGGTTAATGTCAAATTCAGTTTCTAAATCCCAGTAATTGAGAATTGTAATACCTGGGGCCGGGACAGTAATAGTTTTATCTAAGGAATTGCCGTTGATGTCGCACGCTGCAAAATCAAAAGTAGGATTATCCGCAGTAGCAATTCTATCAGTTTTGTAACGAATTCCGTCAATAACAACAAAAGTCTTTTCTGTAATCTTAGCAGTATCTTCACTGAGTAGGTTTACAAATGGAATTTGTTTCATTGGGTCTTCAATTACAGGAGTAGATTCTTCAGCTTTATCTTCTTCAACAGCTTTTTCTTCTACTTCTTCTACAACAAACTTATTTTTAAAGCTTTCATAGGCATCATCTGCTTCGAAGCTCTTTCGTACTGAGAAGAGAGAATTTTGGTTAGCTGGAACACTCACCACTGAAATTTCTAGTAGTTCTACATCTTTAATAACAAACGTGTCAGAACGCTTATCATAGTCGGCATCTTTAACTCTAAAACCAACACTAAAGCTCTTTAGAACTCCGTCGTTGATTAGGGTTTGTACGCCATGTTGACGCTCTGCCGCTCCACTTACGCTTGCTTCAACAAAAATACCTTTTTTGTCTACTGTTACTGCGTTTACTCGACCGATAGGCTTACTGTGGTCGTGTTGATATAGAAGAATCGGGTTACGTCTAAAATTGTCTATTCCTTTAGTCCAGGCTTCTGGAAGTACAATGTCTCCCGTCCTATCCTTGTCACTAGTATTGGCATAGCCCGCAATTTTAAAAGCTTTTTCACTAGCGCCTTTTACAGTAATGTCGTCGGTAGTGATAAAAAATTTTTTATCCATTGATGGTCGCTCCTTACTCTCGTAGGACGCTGTCAGCAGGTATTTCGTCTACACTTTCATTTGTGGGACGACCACCTACCTCTGGATTTACAGCACTTCCTGTTATATTTTGGGGAAGTCTAATTAAATTAGTTTCTGGAGTGTCTAGTGTTTTAAATCCAAGCTTTGCACGAGCCTCATCTGGAGTGATAATACCCGAGTTTACTAAACTAACATAATATTGACTTTGGGTTCTTAAATCAGGTTGAAGAGCTGTAATAACGGTTCTATCTGGCATAATGCGGACAGAATTAAAATAGTGAGCAAGAGCACTAGCAAACATCAAAACTATTGGCAGAACTGTGTGTTCGTAGAAGAGTACTTGGTTTGCTGCGATATTAGCGTTATTACCACTTTTCATTAAGACATAAGGCACGCCCATTGCCTTAGCCATATCTTGTTCTAGTCTATCTACACTGCTTTCAAAATCTAAACTCTGAAAGTTAATGTCACTAAACTTATCAATCTTTAGTCCACCATCTAAAATAGCCGGACTACGAGCGCCTTCAAAAATAGTAGCATAAGAATTGCGCCAACTCTGAAGTAATCGTTCTTTAATTTTAGTGTTTAGCACGGAATCGGTAGTCAGCACCACACCGGGCACGGCATTATTCTTAAAAAACTGACGCTGAAACTTTAGCAGTGCGTTGTAGATGTTGATAATGTTTGAGAGACTCTTGATACGAGATTTTCCACGAAAGATGCTCTCATCGTTATCTTCTTTAATGTGAATAATTTCGTCAGCTCGAAACTCGATAACCTGCTTCTTTGATTGGCGCACCGAACTATAACTAGAAGAGCCGCCACCATGAATCAAGAAGATATACCCACGCACAAAAGTCTTTGGGTCGGTTACAATCTCTACGTCATTCGCCGGAAGTACATAAAGATGGTTTCCATCATAGTAGAAAAAGGCATTACCATCTAACAGTAGGTCGAAGTAGGCACGTCGTAGTAGTCGAACTCTATCCTCAAACGGGTTTGGTCTATCATTAAGTAGCTTGTTAAGCTTTTTAGCAGGGCCCTCGCCTGAGATTGCAAAAGGAATCTCAACGCAGGCACTAACAATCATATCAACCGCACGATGAATAACTTCTATCTGGTCATAGGCAGCTCTAAAATCAACGTTAGAGTCTGGCTGAACAAAAGGTTCGCGGCTATGAATATACGATTGAACTGGGTTAAGTTTCAGTCTGTCCGCTAGCCAACCTATCGGTCCCCTCGCCATCTAGTTTCTCTCCATACTGTGCTTTTTGCCGTTCTAACCATTCGCCTACTTTTAGCGCTACATAGTTAGAGTAGCTTTTTCCAAATATTTGGTGTAGCCTGCTATGATGAGCCTTGCATAGAGAATACAGGTTGTCATTACTGAGTTTTTCTTGATGTTCTGCTTCGAACGTAGTTCGATACGTTCTAGCTTCTTCATCAGTTGTCACTCGAATACGGTTTTTTTGTGTCCAAGCGTTCCAAAGCTCACTCACGCAGTAGAGGTGATGTAGCTCTATGTTTTCTTCACTGCCGCAAATATAACACGGTTCTCGACGTTTGTACCGGCTCTTCATACCGTCTCGAACGTGTTTGACAGGTTCTCGCTTTAACATAACTTTCGATTTCTTATTTTATTATAAGTCTATTACTCAAAATAGTCAAAATATTTCTTTTTTGAAATATGATGCAGGCTAGGAGTAGATACTAACAGCGCTATTTTTATTGTATGAATATATTGCATACCGTATCGCGTCACAACAGTGAGAAGTCCAGTCGTGATTAGGTTTAGCTTTTTCTGTACGAGAGTTCCAGCGATAGGCGGTCATACTCTTAAAAGAGTAAGATGCTGTTTCAATATCAAAAAAGAGCTTGTTTTGTTCTACAAGTGTTTGAATATGTGCAATTCCGTCGTTTACACTTTTTATCGCATTGTCACACGCAATATCATAGTCATAGGCTAAATCGGCTCGTGTCTGCTGAGCTGCAGAGTCGATATAGATATTTTCAACATTCCAATAGTCGCTCATAGCCTTAATAGCCTCTGCGTGTTGGCTAGTTGTACCTTCGGTAGCAACATACTCATCTACAACATACCAGTTAGCACCATCAGTCGCCACAATAACAAAAGCAGTAGCGTCTCGATAACCCATATCGAGACCTCCTATAAAGGTAAATCGTTCGTTAGAAGGTTCGATTCGATAAGAGGCCCCTTCACTTACTAAGTCTCGCAGATGTTCGTTCTCATCTAGCTTGTAGATTTGACCTTCAAAAGTCGCCCATTCACAGTAGTACTCTTGACGAAAGAGACTGTCTGGAATAGCACGTTTCGCTTCTTCAATGTCTTCTTGCGTGAGTCGTGGGTTTGCGTGCCACGGAAAGAGTCCACTACCCCACTCTGGGAAAGATGGGTCTTGTCCGCGCAGATAGTATCCATAGAGATAGTTTTCTTTTCCGCGAGGCGTAGAAATAAAAAGAGCCCGCGAGTCTGGGAAAGTAGACAGCGCGGGACGTAAGTCACGAGTAAAATATTCGTCATCAGGAATGAGCGCGGCTTCGTCTACAATAAGTAGATTTGCGGCTCGTCCAACTAGAGAGCTGCGGTTATTCGCTGAGAGTAGTCGAAGAGTACTATCATTAACCAGACGGACCACTCGGTCTTTAAGATTGAATCGTTTAGTTTCAATGTTAAATGCCTCGATAAGTTCAGTGGTAAAGTCCCAGATAATAGAACTAAGGTTAAAGTCGGGAGCCACCACAATAACTTGTTGATTAGGTTCTAGTAGTTTAGCGAGTGCTAGCACTGCTGCACCACTAGACTTACCTGTACGGCGAGCAGAAATATGCACCCAGTTACGCTTTGTACTTAATCCCTCCATCATCGCACGTTGGCTCGGATTAAGTTCCGTGAATCCGTATTTATCCGGTAGACGGGCTACAAGCCTGTCTACCGGAACTTTAAAGTAGCTAGAGGTCATTCTTCTTTAGGGCCGCCAATCATCTTACCATAGGCAATACTCTCATCCGCACTAGACTCAAGCCCCATGAGACCCATACGAATCTGGTCTACGCGACAAACATCAATGAGTTC